TGCGCGAGTTGCCGTAGTTGAACCAGAATCGCCACGAACACCAACATTAGGACCAATGATATATGTTGTCGATGTGTTTGGTGTTGTGGAAAATGAACCATTGACGGTAAGTGTGCGACTTGCTCCAACATAGTTCACAATGCGGCGAATCTGCCCAGAACCAAGTCCGCTGGAAAGAAATATTGTAGAATCATTATAGATTTTATCTGTCGCACTTGAGTTAGATTTAAGAATAATAACAGTGCTATTTGTTACAGATGATATTGTGTTAGATGTGCTTAGATATCCAGAACCATTTGCGCTTATTGAAATGTGATGAATGGCACCATTTGCTGCGGATTGCTGAACTGACCACTGTGCGCTACCATCATTTGCGCTTAATGTTTTAACTGGAACATAAGCAGTTGTAAGAAACTTAAGTGCTTCTGCGGCAGATACATTATACATAAACTTCCAACGATATCCATCTGAGGTAGTCGTGATGGTTGTGCCAGTACCAGTTGGTTTTTGTGTTGATCGGCTGTCTCGATTATTGTCAATACACTTATAGACGTTATTATCTTCTGTAATAACATAGAATGTTGTATTTGATGTACTTGTCGTAGAAGTTGGATACAACGAAGCATTCGTGTCTGTATAAGTTGTATATGTTGTATTATTTGTCCAGTTATATCTTAGTGCGACGTATGATGCGTCTGATGGTTGAACTCGCTTCATAGCAATCATATCGCGATACGCGTCAAACTCAGTAATTTGAACTGTGTCTATTGGCAAAGGTGGACTGACCTCATTTGTAAATGGAGTCACTCTACCAATAAAGATAAACAATCTCGTCGCTGCGGCCTCGTTAAGAGACTCGTAGAACTGTTCTGCGTTATTCGCACGAAATCGTTTTGTTATAATACCGGCCATATAAAAATATTCTTATGCTGTTGCTGTATATGAAACGCTGATTGTATCGCCACTCGTAACAGTCTTATCGCCAGCCGAAAATAGTCCAGCCGAATAAAGAGTGCCAGTGGTGCCGTCTTTTGCGTTGTTTGAAATAAGAAAAGATCCTTTAACTGTACCAGAACTTGACATAGTGAAGATTGCAGCAGAAGATGTTGCTTTGCTACCGGATGCCGCAGCAGACCATGCGGCTGTTTGCCGAAACCCTTCGCTATATGCTGGCGCAAAAGTTGGACCGGCTTCTTTCCATCCCGCGTGTGATGCTGCGGTATCAGCCGCCGCAATTGCGGAATATGATGTTGAACTAATAAGTCCCAAATACCATGTGGTTATCTGAGTAGATGCGCCAAGATATACATCAAGTAGACTATTCTTGCCAACTGTAGTAACGATATTTCGGTATTCGTCTGACCACTTTACATTGCCATCAACGTCGCGACATACTGCGGTATATATACCAGAAACATCGACACTTTCACTTGAACTTGCGCCTCTATTCACAGAAACATCTACTGTTTCATTACAGTTTAACTTTTCTGCTGACATCTATCTCTCCATTCTATTATATTAGTTATTTATAACGATTTATCATGTAAATTATCTAAACACCGGTTACAGAATCACTTAGAGATAATGTTTCTGTTATTCTGTCTTCAAAGTCTATGGTAACTTGAGAACTTGTATTTGCTGGATAAGAATCCACTGTGATATATGGAGAAACGTCAATTGTCGAATCTACCTGAAGCATACCAAATAGTTTCATACCAGCAGGATGAACAGTTTTCTTTATTACATTGCGATAATTATCAATTGTTTCTTGAACACGAATCACATATGAGAAATCTTGATAATACTCATTATCTTGAAGTTTATTATTCCAACTTAGAAATCCTTTTGTATCGATATATCGCCCAGGTAAAGTGTATGCGCCTTTGACGCCTGTAACCACATTTGGTTCAAATAATCCTTTGCGGATTAATCCACGAGTATTGACTGGGCGCGTATCGGCTGATGTATCTGTTGTATTTGCTGAAGATGTGTCTAGATTTGTTATTGTAAGTGAATCATTTCGTACAAAGGCATTATCTGTTGTATTAATACGAATAGATGTGATTGATCCTGGCGCATATTCGGCTACAATGATCGCGTTTTCACCCTTAATGCCGCCTCTTATTGTATCTGTTATACCAGCGGTCACAATATCATTATCTTTAACCGTGACAACGGGCAAACTGTTATATTGATATCCTGGACTTAAAAGAGCGATAGTATTGATTGAACCAACAGTAGAACTTGCAAATGTAAGTGCTGACGTAAGAGTAGAACTTATATTTGCAGCCGCAAACGCAGCGCGAAGTGTAGTTGAATTTGATCCAAGAGATGCAAATGTGCTGCCAGTATTTAAAACCACATTTTTAACAGAGTTAATACTATTTTGATTGATAGTTATAACTTCTGTATTGGATAAATTTATAATACTAAACGACGCAGGAATAGTTTCACCTGTATCGCTTATAGATATTGTTGTATTTCCTACACGATATCCAGCCCCACCACTTTGAATACGAAACTTAACCGCGCTCGTTCCAGATGTTTGGCTGATTATACCACTTGCGACGCCGCCGATAGATCCAACAATAGACACATCATCACCAGTTTGATGAAATGCTCCACCATTGTTAATGATTACGCTCTGAAGTGCGCCAACATCATTTGATACTTTTATTGAGTTACCAAATCCATCTGTAACAATTTCATCATCTAAAAATGTTCCTACGGTATTTTCAACTTTAAACTGAAACAGTTCAATACCAAGAGATACTACTCTAAGAATTTCTTGAACTCGGGCCGTCGCACTCGACGTTTGACCAGTAATCTCTCGCCCATCCATCAAATCTGGATTACCAGAAATTAGATTTCCACGAATGACGGTCTCTTTAACCCATCGACCGTCCGACGCACGAAGAATATCATCACCTGGATAATAAAAATCTATTTCTTTATCGAAAAGAATTCGAAATAGAAATCTATAAGATTCTTGTGAGCCACGGGCTCGATAAAACTCACGAATATGTTTAGTTAGAAGACGTTTATCTGCGATAACATTCTTAGGAATATTCTGCATAAACTCGCGCTGAAAATATTCCACAAAGTCATCTATAGTACGATCAATATCCTGATAATCGATTAATCCACGAACAACATCACCAGCATTACCGGTTTGCTCCATGTATTCATAATATGCCTTAAGAAACGCAACAAAATTTGGACCATCGTCACGAATAAACTCAGGAAACTGAGATTCTATCTGTGACGATAGTTTCCGATAGATTTCATTTGCGCCGACGATTGCCATTAGTATGAAGTGACCGTAGCAATAGCAGTTTCATTTGTCGCAGTTGTTTCACCAATAGTAGATACTGTTGAAACTTTAGCAAGTTCTTTACCACTTGTATCGTCGTACACTGTAACAATAGAATCGGAAATCAATAGAATCTGATTTCGGACAGGAATAAAGTTTTGTGTAATTGGGTTTACATCAAGAGTAATATACAACCCGTCATACGCTACTGGCAGAAAGTTCTTAAGAACAATAACGCCGTTTACATAATCGACTGTACCAATATTTGTATTTGTGTAAATCTTATCGAGACCATTTTCATAATAAGTGCGCATATTACCTGCGTTATCATCGTCTAGATAAGTAAAATTACCGCCATATGTAAACTGACTTGAGTTCACGGCAGATTCCAACTTTGGATTAATAATCTGTTGATTAAATCTAAAAGTATATGTATTTTGTTGTGTTATAGATGGCAGAAATCTCTTTTGAAGTTTAATGTCTGCTGTTGTACCAGTAATACCTCTATCTGCTCCGTCAATATAATCAAGAAACCGTGAATATCTAAATCTACCGTCAAATCTATTGAGATTATTTGATTCAAAGGATATAATCCGTGCGGCTACTGCTGCAGCTACCGCAGATGGAGTAGTTGTCGTCTGCGCCAAGTCTAACTGAACACGAATTGTAGGAATGATATAAAGGAATGTTGGGTCTACAAACTCAAGATCAACTGCCTGTACATTATATTTTCGAAGATTAGTTTTAATCTGCGTTTTTCTTGCGCTTGAAATCAGTGTGCCTTGAATTGGCTTAACTGTAGCAAACACCTTACCGTAAATAGGTGGGCTATTTTCTTCGCCTCCCCATACTGACACAGCTTGAAGATCCTGGTTCTCACGAAGAATGATGCGCTGATAATCAGATGATGTAACGGCACGATTCTGTGTTTCATAAATCTTGGGCGCATTGAACCGAACAGATTCAATACTTTCTTGTAATGCTCCACCAGTCGCTCGCGAAACTGTTGTAAGAGTGAAGTTTACTTGTCCGCCCACTGATCCTGTAGCCGTAAATCTATCTGCGCCATTACCACCAGAAGCACTACAAATACGATATGTAATTGCTACTGTACTATTATAATCTGGTCTATCACCCAAAACATCGTCGCCAAATGAGATTTTATATTTCAAATCTCTATCTGCTTCAGTATAGAAAATCTTAGATGATGAGTTGATTGTAAGAATATCAGATACAGGTAAATATGTTACTGTGTCGCCATTGCTTGTCACAGTAACAGTAACACTATTCGTATCTACATTTACGTTTGGTAAAACAAAAGCTGTATTTGATGAAGTATAGAGGTATCGATGAGTTACGGGATACCCTTCAGTTAAATCAATATAACTTCGGAATCCATTCGTTGTATTTGCGACAACCGTATACGATTTTGGTGTAACAAATGTATATGACACACTATTAATGACAGATGTAAACTTAGTATTAATTGGAATAGAAATGCTACGAAATGTTGTATTTGCCGTGGTTGAAAACGAAATGAGAACATTTGCAGTTGCGCCTCGCGCCGAGACTGGAGTATATCCAACTAACTTAGCACGAGATACTACCGAATCATACATCTGGGCGCTATCAATAAATGATTCTGATGCTGCCATACTCGCGTAGTAAATATTTAGATAAGAATTGTATGCGAGCAAATCAAGAAGTGTACCAATCGCACTATCAGTGAAGTCATAGTCGGCAAATGTTGACTTTGCCGCAATAAAGTTGCGAAGATTGGTCCGAATCTCGTCGAAGTTTAATCCAGTTACGCTTAGTGCTGTGTTAGCCGTCATCTGACTCTTTCCATGTTCAAGTTGAGTGTGATATTCTCAACGGTATTAATCGGACGAAATATAATACTAATGGTTAGTTCATTCCTGTCAGGATTCCCACCAAATCTTATATCTAATAGTTCAACACGAGGTTCGAAGTTTTCAAGCGCAGTTTTAATGCCATATTGAAGCGATTCCTCTGTAAACGCAGTATAATTCTCAAATAAATGACCACGAACAGACGAACCAAAGTTTGGACGATATGGTCGCTCATAGAAGTTGGTCAGAATCAGATTCTTCACCGCCTGCTTGACCGCATCTGAGTTCTTTTTGATGACAAGTTTGCCTGTTACTGGATGTGCCAGAAAGCGTAAGTCAAAGTCTCTATAGATAACGGCTTTGGTAACAGTAGCCATGAGTTCTCCTGGTTTATGCTATTTATACTTGACAACTCACGAAATTCTGATATAATAACAGTGTTGTTTGTGCAGATACTATAGT